TAATATAATCAGGATCTACAGGTATAAAAGGTTTACCGGACCAACCACTAATATCCCACGGAGTTGAGTCATATGGCAAATATACAGTCGTTGAAAAAGATTCAGGAACTGTTAAACTAGATACCGGGATAAGTTCTATTGCTGTCCCAACTCCCTCAACATAAAAATCTTCAACGGTATATGCCTCAGGAGTTACATTACCTTGAAATTGAACTTTTAATCCATTGGTAAAGGTTACTCCATTTGGCGAAGTATATGTAGTCTTACCTAATATTTCTGTTACAACATCAATAGTGTCACTATTATTACTATCAGCAAGTCTAATCATACCAACTTTGTCACTTGCCGTACCATCTTGATAGTAAAGTATATCTAGTTGGGCACTTAAGTAAGGTATTAGTGTAATAATTGTCGCTGTATTTCTAAAAAACTGTCTACCTGAATAAGTAGTACCATACTGTGCGGTAATCTTTTGACTGGTTGGAATACTGGTAGCAGGAGTTAGTTGTAGTTGAGGATTAGATGGTGATCCAATGTAATTAATTGTAAAAAATTGTGCGCTTACCAATTGACCATATGCCATTTCATTTGGATTACCCGTGTTATAAAACATAACAGTTAATCCATTGAGTGAGGTTACTCCATCAATGTCATTTAATGTGTTTAAATAACTACCGTCTACTTGAGAGAAAAGAAGAGTACTTACCACGCCAACAGTGTTATTGCCAGGTAAATTATATTCGTCTTGTGCATTTTTTGCAGGTACAGTAAAGGTTACAACACCTGCACTAGCACCATTGTTAACAACACCCAACACATTTCTAGTTTGTACATTTGGCTGGGTAACGCTGTAACCAGTGGTTCCGGGTTGTCCTTGAATCCAAAATTCAGTTGCTTGGTCTACGGTAAATGTATATGTGCCACCGCGTAATAGAGTTAGTGTTGGGTTACCCAGTGAAGCGCCAGTGGGTTCTGTGGCGATTTCATAATAATTTGCATTATCAATTACATAATATTGTTCGGATGAATAGACGGTGGCGGATGTCACTACTACTGAGGGAGGACCTTCAGGTAACCAATAGTACTGATGAAAATTGACATTTGTGTCTAAATTTGTAAACGAATCCCAAGAATAGAATTCACTGTTAAAAAGTCGGTTGTTATTATTCGTTACCCCGCCTTCTAGTTTAAGAGAATCTAGTATACCCGGATAGCTTATAAAATCCTGTGCAACATCCTGATCGGTTTTTCTAAATACAACACCCGGATCAAGTTGATAGTCTGTCCTGACTTTTGTTGGTTCAGTTACATAATAATCTTTAGCGTTGATTCCATATCCAACTCTAGTACCAATATACCCCTGAATTCTTTCAACAGAAGGCTGAGCAACTAATTGGTCTAGTGTGGCTGCTAAGAATTGAGCATTGGTTGGAGTTTGAAATATCTCTGGGAGAAAATCTAGGGTTCTTATTTTTGTGGCCATAATTATTATCTTGTCTGTAACTGGGCTTGGGTCAGAGCTGGTATGACCAATACATCATTTGATGTTGCTGCATTAACAAAAATTTGATAAGGGGCACATTTTATTTCATACAGATCTCCAAATGTCAATGTGGGGTCATTGGGAACCAAAACAGCGGAGCTGATAAGGTCACCTATTTCTGAATGCAAGTAAGCACTTAATTCTGAAAAGTAAAAAGTATCACCAAAATTCCAATTATTAATGTTAAAATAATTATTCATTGTGGTTAGCACTGCACTGCGAATTTCACTGTCGCTGGCGTTAGTAGAAGAAGTCTTAATTACTTTAATAGTAGCTCTTAACTGAGCTGGTGCTTTTGGTCCAAATAAGGGTTGAAAGATAACACTATTTAAAATAACAGAATCACTGATCATCTTATAATCGTTGACCTGACCATATGCTTGAGTCAAGTCATTGATAGTTGGTCTGTTGGGCTCGGGTATAGTATTAGTAGTATCTACTATATAATTGGTATATGCGGTATAGTAAGCCTGAGTTACCACATATAAGTCTATGATATTTGTAGTAGCCGGATCGATTCTGGTTGTGTTATTAGAATTATGCCTGTACTGGAATTGCAATCATTGACGACCGGGCTTCATTGAATACTGAGGTTGTTGTACCAAAGTATAATACGGTGTGGTAACAGTTGTACTTTGTACAGTGGTATAAAATAGATTATCGGTGTATGCATAAAATATCTGACCCAATGGGTAATCATACTTAACAACTTCAATAGAGTTGATTGTAGGATATTGATAAACCACATCAGTTGTAGGAATAAGTTGATATCTGGCTAAATTTATAGGATCTTGAATGAGTTCAAAAAAAGTATATATTCCAAAATTCTGAGCACCTGTTACGTAGCCTGTTACTGTATTAAAGAAATCAGGATCAGTGATAATAAGTCTGTTGTTGACGTCGGTTGCTGACACCTCAACTTCAAAGTCATCAATATAACCGTCAGCCAACACAGTCTGTCCTACAATGTTAACCTGAACATTTGATGCCAACGGATAATTTGAACCAGGTTGAGTATTAGTAGCCAATACATTGATAAAATCTTGTAGAATTTTACCAGTAAATGGATCATAAACCAATTTGTCTCTTTCAAAAGAAAATCTGGTATCATGCACACTGCCAAAATAATATATTAATGATTTATAAGATACCGAATATCTATTGTTGCCTAAACTTAAAAAATTAATAAAGTAGTTGGCATTATTGTAATCAGCGATAGACCATCTGTTTTCTACTACGGTTAAACTGTTATTGAAGACAAGAGAAAAACTTTGCTGTAATTCTATTCTGATTATGCATTCCTGAATGACATCATTGCTAAAGGTATTGCTAAAGGATGGAATAACCTGAGTTATAATGGCACCCGACGGTACATAACCATTTAGTGTAACGGGGCCTGTTCCATTTGAGAATGATCCATCGCCCTGATTAAAGCCGTCACCCACAACAGATAAAACACTGGTCCAAAAATAAGTAGCGTTGCTTGGACCGGCTATACCTGATACCAATCTATTATTTTGATCAAAATAATACCCAGGTGGTGAGATAAATTTAACCAGTGCCCCGGGAGTAATATACTTTGTATTAAATCCTGAAAAAGTTCCAACTGGAATAGGTGCATTAGCACCATTAATAATATTATAATAATAACCAGTTAAAGAATTAGCATCAACTGTACTGGTCTGCCAATATACCGTACCATCACCCGTAGATGCATTTATATTATATCTTGTATAATGTTGCAGATAATACTGAGTGGTTCTGTTTAATAATAATGCAGATGCCAAGGTGTCTGTTAAAAATGTAATAATGTTATTGGTATCATTTACTGTAAATGTCAAGTATCCATTGGTATCATTTAAATATAATCCACCGTCGCTGGCAAAAGAATTTAAGCTACTGTATTTTCCTGTAGGATCCAATAAGTCTAAGTTTTTAGAAACACCAATTGAGCTTCTGTTAATTGCTTTGCTTTTAATAATAGAACTGTATAGAGTATAAGGAAAATTATTATAATCCTCTCCGTTGACCATACGATTCTGTGTGTAATATCTTGTAGGGGCACGTAATTTAATTTCAGGCAGTGATTCTCTAGCCTGAGCATTAGAAACAGGAGTAGGTAATTGCAAACCCACTGTCAGTGTTTCTATTCTACCCAATCTACTTACGTATGAAAATGCAACTGATATTCCCTGCATTTCTGAAGGATCAATGGTGTAGGTTAAGCCGTTTGAAGAACGAACGTAGGCTCTGAAATTTCCAACTGGAATCGCTGAAAATACCCCATCACCAAAATTGTAATTAACTACATCGTTGAAACCTGATCCCACAGAAAAGATTCTTTTTTGACTGGAAGCTGTTTGCAAATATGCATTTGCATATACATCTTCAACCTTAACCCATGGACTTAGTGTACCGTTGGCTGCACTCAGTTGATATAACCAAGTATCTGTATTGTTAACACCTTGAATATCAATATTAACTACTTGATTTGAAATCTGTTGTTGCAGTGTAAAATCGTAATTTTGTAGAATGCCCTGTTTAAAATAGAAAAAATAACCTGTATTTGGGCTACCATATCCCAACTTATCATTTCTATATAGCATGTTGAATCTACCTGTTGGAGCAGGTGGAATTTCATATAGATAATCTTCATCTAAACTTGTTACACTGACAAGTTCAAAATTCATTGTCAAGCCATTTACTGTAGAAGAAAATGGCGCAATTGGTAAAGTAGCTTGAGGAATATTCACAGCATACTCACTGGTAGTAATACCTGATAAGTCCGCTGTATTTCCTGGACGTCCAATTTTTTGTGTATTAATCAGTGTAGAATTAATAATGGTATTGTATTGCTCTAACCAATTTGGGTTAGCCGGGTCATTCCATAGTATAATAGTATTGCCTAAGTTAACCCCATTTAAATCAGTGATATTTTCAGTGGTGCTTATGCTTGTTATCTTTAAAAATCCCTGTGCAGCTAGGTTTCTTTTAGGGGTATAACTTACCAAATTGGCAAGTTTAACTACTGAATCTCTGCGCTCAGCAGTGTCAATGAAATTTTCTCTGGTATTTAAATCATTACGAAAAGCTAGACCTTGGCCCATAAAAGCCATAACGTCTAGTAACGCGATGAATTCGCTGCTTTCTATGTAATCATTAAATGTTTCAGGGTAATACGTTCGTAAATAATCTACAAAACTCTTGCGTAGTGTTTCATAGTCATACGACCGAAAATCTGCTTCCCTAAAGGTTTGGTATATAGATTTCCAATCATTTACCCCAAATAAAGATGATTGCCTGCTGCCGGTTGCCATAAGTTCTCTCTTTTAAGTATTTATCAAACCTGTAAACCATGGTTTTTAAGTACACTAACGAAGTGTTGCTCTACTGGTATTAGAATCAAAAAACACGCTCAAAACCAATGGATTATTGAAAGGGGCAACAGCTACTTCTAGTTCTAGTAAAATTCCAAGTTCTTGTGGAAAAGCTGCCACATTATTTAAAATTAATCTGGGATCTAGACTGGCAATTCTTCTGACTTCGTTTTCCAATTGAAATTGTACATCGGCAGTATTTGGTTCAAATATATAGGACCAGATAGTTGTACCATATGCAGGCTGCCCTACTTTTTGACCCTGTTGAATATTCAATGCGTTGACAAAATCTTGCAGTACCAGAGGAACATCTACCAGTGTGTACTTTTTACCGGTATTAACAGGTCTAACGATTCCACCTACGCCCCCGTCAGTACCATTGACTGCATTGGTGGTTTTTGGTTGATTTGCTCCAATTGTACTGAATCCAACATATGATGGCATATTATATTATCCCCTAAGTTATTGTTACATTTAATAATTGCTGCTTTCTTAAATCAGCAATTTGTTTATCTAATGCGGAAAGTTCAGCATATGCCGCGTTGACCTGACCCTGAAGTGCTATCAAAGTAGAATCCCCTTGCGGAAGACTATTCTGTGCTTGGGTATATTTAGACTTAGCATCTCTATAATTTATGTTAACGCTGTCTCTTGTAGCAGTGAGAGTTTCAATCTGATTTATTATGCCATTTATTCTATTATTTCTTTCAATCACTGCACTTCGTGCTGCGGTTGCTGAGTTTGGTACAGTTCCTGTTAGGTTTGGTGTAGGAACATTGCCCAGTAACGCAGTAGTTTGTGCATCTAATTGCGATCGGTTATTGGTATTTAAGCCTATTTTAGGAGTAATAATCTTAACAAGACCTGAGCTTAAACCTGTTATGGCAGAATTTAACTGTGCAGCGGCTGCAGCCGGCAATCCTGCTTGTACCAATGCAGATAAGCCTAGGGATTTTAGTTTATCCAAGCCACTTGAAAGAAATCCAGTAAGTGAGCTTGCTGCACCACTCAATGAGAAATTACTTATTGCGTTGCCTATATTGGTTACTGTATTACTAACTGATGTTACCGCAGTTGATATAGCATTTGATAGAGAAATACCATTATTAACAGCAGTACTGGCATTATCAACCAACGTCTTAATAGAGCCCGTACCTGGGATCGCAGGAGCACCTTTGCTTGAATAATCTGTTATAGATGATATGGACAACTGTCCACCAGGCAAATTATCAACACCGCTGGCTACCGCTGAGTCTACACTGGCAGTTGATATGGTAGTTCCTGTTTTAGCTAGTGTATTTGCTGCATTTGTAACCACTGATCCTGCTGAGTTTATAACAGTGGTAACTGTGGTTTTAAAAGTATTAAGTGCTCCGGCGGCCGAAGATAATAATGAATTGCTAGATCCAGTAGCACCAGCAACTGCTCCGGCTGCAACAGTACCGGCTGTAACAGCACCAGTAACAGCACTTACAACATTTCCTGTTGCAGCACCACTGGTTGTAGCCGCAGCAGAGTCAACTGCTTTTGCAGCCGCATTGATGGTTTCTAAATTCTGAGGGACTCCGGGCTTTAGGGTTGGTAGTGCATTTTTAATTGAATTAAACGCATTTGCCGCTATACCTCTAGCTTGGTTGATTACGTTGCTGATCCCGCCTCCTAGTTTACCCAAGAATCCCGATATTGCACTAAATGCGCCACCTATAGCACCGAGATTAGCCGCAAAACCCCCTGCATTGAAAGTTGCTGCTAGACCTGAGAAAGAATCTGCAGCCCCTCCCAATGCAGGAACCTTAGCTGCCAAGTCAGCTACTTTGTTTACAGTACCAATTACTCCTGTAGCGGTAGCAACTATAGCTTGACCTTGATTAACTAGACCTTGAGCAGTAGCAGCACCAGCAGCAATCTTATTAGCAGCCTCATTAAAAGCGTTTGCAACTGGTGCTATTCCAGCAGTTGCCGCAGCCAGTACTGCTCCTCCCGAATCACCAGCTGCTTCTTTACCAGTAATAGCCCCAATTTGTGTTAATGCACTTTGCCCTTCTTGCAAGGCTCTTTTCGCTATTTCCGCTTGTGCAGTAATATTACTGGCAGTAGCAGTTAGACTTTCGGCACCAGAAACAGATTTGGTAAACAGATTTACTGGTAAAACTTTTTCTAGGGTAGCGTTACCTTTTTGTGCATTAGCCATTACCAATGATGCAGATCCTGGTTTAATGGTACCTGAGTTTTGAAGTTGCAGCGGTGTTAGTCCAAATTTACCTACTATTGGAATAGCACCCCGTAACGTTTGAACTATACCACCGCCCGCTGCAGCCGCACTAGCAGCCGCACTGCTGCCTACATTAGTAACCATACCACTTAACATAGCACTGGTTGGTCCATATCCAAGCATTTCACTTATTGGACCTATAGCTGGTACAGTAGCTGCTGCCGCAAGAGTAGCCTGTACACTTGGTACTGCACCAGCTGCTGTATTAAGAAGAGAAAGAGCAGGATTAGAAGAAGAACTTAGTTGTTCATCAGCATTTAAGGTAGTGGGTATGTTAACACCTTGACCTGCATTAGCCCATGGTGCATGTGCTGGTGCTCTAGAAACGATACTTATTAACTTGCCCGGTGCTGCTAAAAAGCCCTTTGCTTTGTCGTACAATGTATCAGTATGTGCTACGTTAGTAGGAATAGGGACTTCTTTTGGAATTACATAAGTTTGACCAGTATTTAAATTAACAAATAAACCATTGATAAATGTAACCAAACTACTGGAAAACGAAGCTACACCACTGGAAGCCAAGCTCATGGCACCACCAACTTTGTGTGTAAATTTACCCAAGGTGTATAATATGTTATCTCCGCCAACTCTTTGCTTGTAATCTTTTTCTGAACTTACGGTAATAGAATCAGCCTGAATGTTTAATTTTTTAGCAGCATTTATATTGATATCATTATCTGCGTGTAAATTTAAATCACCCTGTGTTCTAATATTCACACTGTTGGTAGAGAACATATCAATGGTGCCTTCTTTACCCAATTCAATGTAGCTTTGACCATTTGAGTGGAGTATCATTAGAGTTTGACCATTGTCGCTCATCAAAATTTGATGACCCAGTGCTGTTCTAATACGAACTAGTTGATCATTTCCAAAAACATCACCGTCATCCATGACTATTGAATGACCACCTTTTCTGCCTACAACTTTTACATTTGGGTTGTCAGCCAAAGCTGCCTGAACTACTGAAGCGTCTGTATAATTACCCTCATAGATAGGTCTACCTGGAGTGCTTACTCCCCAACCAACTCTACTGGGTGATTCACGTTGGGCACTGGTACTAATGGGACCTCTAATGGG